GGGAAAGTACGTTTGATATTGGACCAGGACAGGCATTATGAATATTGGCGGATTGATTGTATTATTTAAATTGTTAAAAGACGCAGGGATGGTCCCACCTACTTTGATTGGCCCCCCTGCGCCCGATGTTTCAGAAATTCCAACCAACGTTCCTTTGAAACCAATATGTGGACCAGGACGTTATGCCTACCAAAACCCAATCGGTCCAAACAAGGGTCTGTGGTCTTGCTTAGTAACACCTAAAGGTCGGTAGTCATGCAAATTACAGCTATCGAATTGATAGGACTTGCCGTTTTTTGGAGTTTTTTTTATTTCTTCTTATCTCATTATATCGCAGGATTGAGTCGGGATGCCTGGGTAGAATATATTAGGAGTCCAGAGTCTGACGAAATGTTGCTCGAAGCGCTTGACCCGATCGTAAACGAAATAGATGAAAGGATGCACGAAAAACTTGAAGCGTTCCAATCTTCTTTTTTTGGTTCCCTGGGTGCAGCCAGTAAAAAATTAGACCAGTCGACAGGCCAAGCCACAATCAAAGCAGTGACAAAGGATAACCCGATACTAGGGTTTGTGGCCGAATACCTCATGAAAAGGGGTGGATTAGGGGGTCTAGTGGGCTCAGAAACCCAAAACACCCCCATTGTTGAGCCCAAAATAAGTGATAAGTTAGGGTTGAAGTAGTATAGTATGTATGATTAATAAATAATATATAGTATATAGGATTATTAAAAGTGTTTTTTAGGGGTAAAAAACCGTGTGGTTTATATATTGCTGATTATAACGATTATTATACAAAGTAAAAACCAGTATTGTAGAAGTGTGTCAGACAGACCGATTAAACTATTTATTATACATACATCATATTAAGTAGTATTCCTCAATCCTGTATCATGGTACAAGACATTGAAGAGCAGCTAAAGCTCGCTAAACGAAAGCCACAAGAGACCAGGGGACGAAAACCACTTCGTACACCTGGAGGGCAACGCATCAGGAAAGTTGTATGTAATATGACTATTCCTCAAGACCTCTATGATTTTTTAATAGAGAATGAAATATCCCGATCTAAACTATTTACGGAGATGGCAAAAGAATTATACAAGGGCAAAGTTAATCCGTGTTGTTTCAAGAAAGGCAAACAGGAAACAATCCACGGCGTGTACTGTGTCCACTGTTCAGATGACCCTCACCGGTACACCTGGATAAGTCTCAAGGACTGTGCATGCGGCCACAGGTTCACAGTCCAGGACAGGACCAATGAACCCAATTACGGCCAAGTAGGATGCTACAGGGTGGATTGTGCCATACAGTAAGTGTTTTGTCTGTAAAAGAAGGTTAGACGTACCGAATCAAGGACACTGGAAGTATTGCAAAGCCTGTTTGCTTAAAAGGAAAACTACAAAGCTATTAAAACAGATCGGAGAATTTACACACTTTATCACTCAATTATAAGTAGCTACCCATATTAGAGTAATCGGGCGCTTTCGATAGCCGCCCCACAAGGAGAATAAATGGTAGCAAGACGTAAAGTTAGGAGTGCAAGAAGAAAACGTAGTTTTTCAATAAATCTTTTGGAGACTGGAGCAGGTCTCGCTTTCCTGGATGCGGCCAACGCAGGTCAAGCAGCCCAGTCATTCATTCAAGGAAATATTAAAGGTGGACTCGATGTTTTATCGAGCGCATTTAAAACAAACAAAAACGACTTTATTAAAATTGGAGTCGGAACCCTGGCGGCCAAGTTAGTCCTTGGTAGTATGGGAGGTTCCAAAATACTAGGATCCGTGGGGCCTTTGAAACTCCGCGTTTAAAATAGGAGATAAAAAAACATGGCAGTAGTTATTACGAGGTCGGCAGCAAACCTCAGCGCAACGGCATCGAACCAGGCATTAAGCAATTTGGGAGCTAGCAGTGTTAGTTCTTCATTTACTATACCGGTTGGAATGTCTGCAATAAAACAGGTTTCAATATCTGTAACATCCGTGGGAACGGTTGATTTTGTTCCTTTGGTCACCATCTCAGGAAATGGGATGCGAGAAGGTGCCGCGACTTTTGCGGGGATGGGGTATTCAGCAGGTGCAACCTCTACAGCATCATCTCAGAATAATATGGTTTATGATACTGATCTACCGATAACCGCGACTAATTCTGTAGAAATTAGTTTGGCAGTAACAACCGCATCGACTGTCGACGCGGCAATTTCCGTGACATTCGCCTAGGAGCTTTATGGCTCTTGTAGGTGGCGGCGGAGCAGGAAATGTGGCAGGGGGTAACCCTAGCGGGATTGGTACCGGTCTTAACTATATTGGAGTCCATGTTTACGCATACAACAATCTAGCGGCGGCAACTTCTGATACCGTAGTCCTGAAGTTTACTACAGAAGGGGCCTACATTGTTGGCAGTATACAATTCAACGGTTACATACAACCAGGGAACCCTGCAACTGGGTCGGCGGGAACTTGTAACGTTACTTTCGATGGGCAAACAGTGATAAATATGAAAACTGAAACCGAATTAGAAACCAGCGCCCCACATAGTGAAAGCCAAAACATCCTTATTCCTGCTTTTACTAGTGTTGAAGTTACGTTAAGATCAGGAGCCACAGAGGCGCTGCAATTTGCTACCGTAGGAATAGTAGGAAGGGTATATGCCTAAGAAGATGACCAAAGCCCAGGTAAAGCGCCAACTAAAAACCGCACAAGGAGCCCTGGTTAATTTTTTCTTCGATAAGATCAAGTATGCCAACAGTGATGTACCTATGTCTGAAAAATCAATTAGCGAAATAAATAAGAAGTTACAATTAGCGCAAAAAAGGATGAAATGAATGGCCTACGCCTTGATTCCTGACGGGTTTACACTAAAGAAGGTAACACCTCAACAACAGGAAGCGGTAAGCGCTAAAAGAAGCCACGATAATTTTAGATCTATAGTTTCAAATCCCGCAACCATGCAGCTTGTAGGTATAGGTGCGTTGGGTTTGGGAATCTCTCATTATCTACCTTTATTCATTGAAGCTTTAGAAGCCAAAGTAGGTGCGTTAAGCGATGATTTTAAAGAAGGAATCAACGACACTATTAATGAATTAAATCCATTAAATAAAGTTCGCGAGTTTATGGGAACTAAAACCAATGAAGAACTAATTGCAGAATTGGAGAAGAGAGCAGAAGCAAAAAGGGAAAGTACGTTTGATATTGGACCAGGACAGGCATTATGAATATTGGCGGATTGATTGTATTATTTAAATTGTTAAAAGACGCAGGGATGGTCCCACCTACTTTGATTGGCCCCCCTGCGCCCGATGTTTCAGAAATTCCAAC